CCGCGCTATAAAAATTGTGACTCATAAAAACCTAGATCCGCGCCGAAGCGAGGATGTCATACTAGGATAAAATTCCGATATCACAAAATCATTCGGCGCGGCCATTTTTCACCCTGCAGCCACCACAGGGACGTTTATTTCTTAACTTTTAGTAAAAACGTTTAAAAACTACTTTTAGAATACAGGTTGAGTCCTGCGTCACATTTATAGACTGTGACAAGTCTCGCCTTAATTCTGAGGTGGCGACGGAACTCCAGGTTCATAATACATTCGCGGTAAACCCGTGAAAAAGTATGTCTGGAAATCCTCACCAGCAGCAACATGAATATCAAACGTAGTAGAACTATCTCCTCGAATGCGGACACGATAATCGTATCCCTCATTGTAGATATTCAATCCAGTGTGATTTTCCTCCTTACCAGGTGTAAACCTAAAAGGGGAATAATAAGGTAATTCAAACTCAATCGCAGGATTTAAAAACCCATTCTGATAAGCTTGACCCTTAGCACCGGAAAAATATTGCTGTGAACCTTGAAGTACGGAAGCACCATTCATAATGGCAAATCCAGCTTCTTCATAAGAACTGTATGGCACGTTGGCGTTAGACTCTCTGAAAAATTCAGTCTCCCCAATCGGGTGTCGCTGAACATACATATTATGCCTAACCTGATTATTAAGGGTACCACGAGGTAACCACTTATATCTAATCGATCCACGCCATCCTTGAAATGCATTTGTAACCCAATGAATCAACACTGTGTTACAATAATTGTAGGGTTGACCAGCTGCCGTTTGCTCAATGGCACCGGCAACGCTACGCAAATAAGGATAAACGGAATATCGACCGGCCAAAACAGTATCTTGATTGCTCAATACTGGCAATGAAGCCCACAAATTATAGCGTTTCAACATTGTCCTAAAAGAGGCGATACTTTCACCCGTAAAGACTTTATTGAGATCACTATTATCCGACATAGTCGGACCCAATGTAAGAGCTTCATCATGCTGAGGAGCAGAAGGTTCGTTGGTGTTCTGACTCTCAGGCGCTAGCGTTCCAGCATCAAGTTGACCAGACTGATTCTCCAACGGTGGAAATTCATCCACAGATGTAGGATCTACATCCTGTTCAATTTGTGCAGGAGTGCGAGCAGCACCAATTGGCTTGAAAGTAAAATACTGATACCAATCATCAGGAACAAACACTTCGAAATCATCTCCCATAGACACATAAACATTAACTTCAATATCATTATTGATATCGGAATTGGGAGTTGTCAATTCATTGACAACATAAACCCCAATTACACCGTTACCAAAAGATGCTGGAGCTGTGTAAGGTGTCGTAGAATAAAATTCCGTAATGCTATCCTGACCTGGGCGACCCCGCGTCAATAAAGACACAGCTTGCCCATTCGCAATTTCAACGGTAAAATCCTGCTGATCTGCAATGTCAATGACATGCAGATAATTAGTGTTATACTCATTGCTTGCAAAATAATTGGGATCGTACACTACTTTAAGCCTACCCTTATGAAATGATGAACAAACAATCTGAAATCGAAATCTCATTGTACCCGTCCAAAATTTAAAGGGTAAGGAAGCCATTGCACAAGCTGGAAAATGAAAACTTGTTGGACTACCAGCATTGACTGCATGCGTAGCAGGATCAATGCGAGCGTTCCATAGCAAAGTCTCGGGTGATTGCCCAAGATTCCAGCTAAAAGTTGTCAAATATGATTCCCTCTTGGCAATTTCCTTGATATTCATCGAATCAACGCCACCTAAACCGGCTATGCGGGGATCAACGGTAAGCTCTTGTTTATCGTCGATCGTTAATTTCTGAGGTCCATCTCCAACATTCGTCAAAGCTAACGAACTATTTGGATATGGTTTATAAGGCTCAGGGTTCTTAGTCACTGGAGGTCTGCAATAACCAAACATTTTGGCAATAGAGGCAGTGGTATTAGCCATCATCTCTGTCGCTGATGCAAAACGCCCAATCATGGGAATTTTTGTCATAGCACCAGCTACTTTGCCAATTGCTGTTGCAGGTCCAGAAATAGTTCCTTTAGCATTAACTTCATCAATTTCTCCCGCTTGTGGTGTGAGAGTGTTTGTTTCAGCAGATGTCAATACAGACAACGATACATCTTCCGCCCATGCAAATACAGATACGGTGACTACATCAGTAGCACCATTTGCATGTTTCAAATCATTGATACTGCGGAAAAACAGTTGTCCCATCTCCTTCCATTGATCTTCAACAATATTAATATAATTGTAGTAATTGAAGAAAGGAAGAATCATCTCTCCACCTTGTGATGTTGTAGGATCCAAAAAGATTTTGGGTTGCTGTGAAGCTTGAACCAAATCTTCTCTAATCAATGCCGCATTGGACGACAAGAAATCAAGAGAAGCAAATGGTAAATAGCTCGCAATAGCTCTTCCATATTGAAATCCATTTCCATTAATGACTACCTTAACATGCAACTTACAGCGCAACAAATTGAAATTTGCAATCCTATTTGCTACGCGTGGATTTTCAAAATACAAACTCCACGGATTAATATCAAAAGCGAGCTGGGTTGAAGTTGCCCATTCCTCTTCTGCTATTTTTATCGGACGCTGGAAAAAGTTTCCTAATTCAGCATCAGACGAATCCTGTAACATGCGTGTTGGGTCCATTTCTGAATCAACATCATACAGATACGGATCTACTTGGTCTGCAAACTTTACATTTTCCTGCGACTGTGTGCCAGAGACACGCATAACAGAATTATCGTTTGTAGTACCGTCCGCATTTGTCTCGAGTCCACTTTGTGGCTCGAGAACATCGACGAATGGCCATGTGAGATCTTCATCATCTGAATAGCACAAGCACTTGCACCACATATCAGATTGTCGACAATAATCACACAACCATCCCGAGGTATCCACCTCTACAGATTTTCGGCTCTGTTCCACCCTCGTTGTTTTACTATCAATACAATTATTATTACAATTATTAACACAATTTCTTACTTGTACATGTTCCTGCGTTATTAACATGTATGCAGCACATTTTATGCGCAAATCAGATATCTATTCTGATACGCAAGTACAAGTTGTCAAGCCTAATGTATACATATAAACATGCAAAATATACAAAACACTGGTAACCAATAACAACAAGGTCCTACTTTTACCCTCTTCGGCTTTTGCCTAGAGACCGCCGGACATCGCGGGTCATTTGCTCATGAATTTTCCACATGCCAGTTATGTCAAAAATATAACTTACGCACTGGCAATAAAGTGGAACCATGAAGTACTGCGCACAAATATCATAATACTGACAAGCCAATACAATATGGAATTTTGGTCCAATAACCAAGGCTAAGAAATAAACCCAGCCACGAGTTGGAAAACCAAACTTCCATGATACCTTCCTGTTAGTGATCAAGAAAATGCACACAAAAATGTGAACTAGTGATACATACCTAGCCACATGTTCCCACCAGAAATGAATATCATAAGCACTCCCCCTACAAGGTTGTTCTTCATTCAATGGTGGTTCAATGCCGCACTGATTGTCCAGTTTGGCGATGAGAGGTACATTGTAAGTCTCACAAAACCTGTCAACACACTCTTCGTATGTGACATCTAATTGTGTACACCCGTGTGCGATACCTGCTCTTTCAGCAATTTCCTTCATTTGAGCTCTACGAAGCTCATATTTATCCTTCCCATGTGCAAACCACTCTCGAAGGGCCCCATCTATGTTACTAATACACTGTTCCTCATTAGAAACAGCCTTAGATCGCAACACAGAATGAAGGCTCTTAAAGATAGACATTTCGTCTAATGCACCCATGATCAAACCAGTTTCCGGATTAACGACATTCTTACGCTTCAACAAATCAGCGTCTTCATCTGTCATATATTCCGTAGGCTCTGACTCCTTATCAGGCATGGTGAATTTCATGTCTCTATCAGCCAAAAACTTAGCTACAGAGATATGATTAAATTCATCCCATCCCTCCTTAACGGAACTCTTTGCATCATCACCATATGTAATCAATGAACACACACTTTTAAAATCTGTTAGATCTTTTCGATCCTTGCAGATATGAAAGTATGCACATCGAAACAACAGTGAATTAACAATGGAGTTGATATAGACAGTCAAATTTTGACCCGAAGGATTTGATCCAACATGTTGAATGTAATCACCATTGTAAGCCATCAGCGGTTGACAAATATCAGACGCTAACCCTTCCATGATGCATACATCGTCATCGGTATAATTACCACTCTCACGAGCAAGATCAATTAAGATCCGGAAAGCAGCATACATCAACTGACTAGACATGCGTAGATCATATTTGCTGTAATCACCTGCGAGTATACGGTTCGACCCGTACTTTCTTACCTCACGTGCAAGCTGATCCCATTCGGGACCTTGCGCGTTGATACCCACTGCACACTCAGATACAATTGGGTATATAGATAAAACTCGCACAATTGGCAAGAAATACATCCGAATACCAAGCTGCAACGTCAATGGTGCAGCCTGGAAAACTCTGACTTTATCCTTATTCAAGTCTGTGGGCTCGTCCTTCAACGATGCCTTGAATATGGCGTAAGCTCGTTTTCCAGCACGATAAAGATCGCACATGGAATCGAACTCCTTCCAAAACATTTCATCTAGCTCCCGAGGGAACTGATGTTCTGGATGGTCTTTCGGATCCAAATCAACAATATATTCTGACTTAGGACCAGTCAAAGGATATCCCACGACTGTCTTCATAGACATTGCATCTACAAAGCGAACTCCATCACGGCCACATATTGTTTCCATTCTGGTCAATTTTGTCATACCTTTACGAACATACTCACTCTGACGAACGAGTTTGATCAGAGGCAATTTGTAATCAACGACTGATCGTTGCAACAAATATCCTTCCATTCCCACGGAAGGTCGACAAGATTGTTCCAAGGAGACTTGCCAGGGTCTCCAGGACGGTCGATTAAATTTCGGCTTGCCCCATTTCTGGGGCACACCACACACCTCCTCGACCAGAGGTGAGATTTTTGTTGGTACAACTTCCGAATGATACTTTGTTCTGCCATTAACAGAACCAAAAATATCAATGTTGTTATCAACAGGCAAATAACGCGTGGGACTCTTCCAATGAACAGCAGGACCCTCATAAAAAGTCTTACCAAATTGTTCCTTCAAAACAGTTCCTTGACTCTTAGCAACAAGTACACCCTCCCTTTTACGGAGATTAAGCTCTGCTGCTTCAAGCATTCTACGCGTGATTGCACCTGCGCCACCTCGGCGTCCACTTCCGCCAAGATGAAATCCAACAATATGTTTTCTAACAGAATCAGAAACCCAAGTCCCCATACACAATCCCTTAAACGTTTCTGTTTCCAACACATAATTGTAACCAGAAAAGTCAGAGGCATGTGTACGAACAATACCTGGATTCAAACGAGCTCTGAATTCATGTCTATCACCATCACGTGACTTCCAAATCATCGTAGCGATGACAGATCGGTACTCTTCCTCCGCAAAATATGGTGTCATGTCCTTAACACTCCACGTGTTAGGAATCCAAACGGCAACAAAATCGGTATTAGGCAATTTGTACGCAAAATTGCGACTTAAATTAGCCTTGAAAGATGCTCCGTTTGTTCCAACAGCCTTGCGGTAAAACGTACCAACAACTTCGTCAGTCTTCCACATATGATCAGGAATAAGTGCTAAATTGGACTTCCAGAAAAAAGCATCACAAAATGTGCGCTTTCCATCAACGTCCAACTCAAGATAATGCAAATTCTTAAAAACACAATCATGCACTTGCTCCGCAGTACTGGTTAGGACCTTCTGGTCTGCATGAGGAATAGTAACCTCAACACCAGCCCACGGATTCTTCTCAGAATCACGCTCTTGAATATCTTCCTCAGAAGTAGGTGTCAAATTCCCTTGATTGTCAAGTGTGCGCAGCGATCGCTGCAAGCGAATTAGCATATATAAAATACCAATCGCTGAACCAGCTGCTGCAATAAAATGCACATGCTTATCACGAATCGATCTGAAAACATATGGCATAGCACCATTCATATCGCGCAAACGACGAAGTACTA